CGAGCGCACCGTTTTCACGCAGGTAGAATACTGCGGTTTTTGGTCCTCTATGACCGCGACGATCTCTAACTTCATTGTAGTGAGGTCGCCACACCCCAGCCCTCGTATATGGCTGGACTCAGATTGCGCACGATATAGGGTCGTGCGACCAACCACCCACAGCTAACTCTTGCACCGGGCTATGGTTGACCTTACCCTCAAATATACAACCCCGCTCCCATGTCCACACACATGGTACATGCGGCTTGCTAGTGTGCCTGTGGACTTGTGACCCCCAGGAAGACCAACTAAGCAACAAATGAGGCCTGCCCTCCATGGAAATATTGATACGATAATGTTCCATGCGCTTGACACGCACGCCACGGGCTTGACATCCGTGCCTACCTCGCGGCCGAAGGAACAACATTTAGATGGAACACCAAATTCCTACTTGTTGTCAGACGTCGAAGAGATGGAAACCTAGTGCAAACCTCAAGTAGAGCGAAAATCGAATCTCGGATATCTGGACACAATTGGAAGTACCAGAGTCCCGCCCCAAGAAGCTTCCGCCTATCTCAATGTCTTCGCTTACTCCCCCAAACCACCAAACCAAACCTACCAGCTCAGAACCATCCGAGCAAACCACCAGCTCAGAAACATCCGAGCACAATCGCGTCCCTCCCCCTGATCATAGATGTGGCTCCATAGCATGTCGTGACAGTCATCTCCCCACTTTGGCTGAAGCAAAAGCAGCCTTTGCACAACCGGACGGACTAACCATGTTGTACGACGCAGCTAGCATAGGAACTCGTCAACAAATTGCTAAAGCCATACCGGTTGGGGATGTGGTTTTAGGCGTGACCTATCTTGAACTCAGAGCAGGTGTTGTGAACACAGCTAACCCAGAAGAAAAATTCAATAAACTTCTTGAGTTCGTCGATCGCATTTATGCAACCGTTCTCGGACAAAAAACTGTGCTCAAGCTCCACCATGTCATGTTGAATGCTCTACAACCAGCTCTGACCCCATGTGCCCCTCCCGGACCGTCATACAATGTAGTGGCAGTCGGTGGTTCCTATCGGTCAGGGCCTGACCACAACCCCATTTGGATCACGAATGTAATTGATTCCGATGGCATCACTCACCCAGGACCCCCAGCATCAACAAAGAAAGCTTCTCTTGATTTAGCACATGCCCTCATTCCTGAAGTGATCCGATATACCACAGGGCCAACTAATGTGGATTATCAGAGAAGAGGCGATTATGAGAGGCCTCCCCAACAAACAGGTCCCCATCAAACAGTCACCACGTATCACAAACCTCTCCCTATCAACATGTATCACATGGCTATCCTTAATGCTATTGTGTGCTACGCTGGCGCTGCTATTGCCCTTGATGAGCTCGAAGCTCTCTTAGTAGCAGAGTCAGAAGTAGCAAGTTACGGATCAGTTGGGGCACGTTCTGGTGCAGGCGTCGCTGGTGCTCTGTCGGGCCTTGGAGTCAACGGGGCACGCGTTGCACGAAGTGCTGGTGGACCTTGGATTTCCACAGCGAACAAGCTCCGCGCAGCAGCTGACTGGGCCCGCAGAAACCCAGCCAAAGCAGCAACGGTTATTGCAACAGGCGTAGAAGTGGCTGGCGTTTCATCAGCAGCACTGCGTAGGGTTATGGATGGTCCCCACATTCGCCCCCCAGTCAAATTTGATGGCGTGAAGCCACCAGCCCGCCCTTCTGTTGCTGACCCCCTCCCTGGTGTCGTCAATCCAGCAATGGAAGCCCGTATGCAGAAACAGTCTGGTCGAATCTCCCAAATCAATGGTAATAATGGCAGTTGGACTAACACTGATGATGTAAGAAAGGGGGCACGAGGTGGTAGAGGACGTGGAGGTTCGCGAGCCCCGTCACGTGGTGGGCGCCGCCGCGGAGGAGGTGGGGTCACAGTGAATGTGGGAAACAACCAATCTCGTCGCCGTGCACCACGAGCCAACGCAGGAACTAAGTTGGCCTCCAGAGAAACAGTGGTAGCTAAGCAGCTTGCAGCAGCAATGTTTGATCCATCGGACAAGATTCCTCCACAGCTTGGAGGCACCTCCGGTGGGACAACGCAAGGTTTTGGATGGCGTAAACTTGCCCTCACGGCCGGTGTGAACCCATATATAGTTATCCAATGTTGCCCTCTGATGTTTCAATCAGGTAACTACTCCCCCCTTGCTGTCTCAGTTAGCACTGTGTCCAATGCTGCTGGTACGATAACTGCTGTTCCCTTCTACAACAATGGTAGTCTCTATAATTTGGTGAATAGTGGATCCGCTATCATGATCTCCCGTAGTCGTTGTGTTGCCATCAATTTCACTGTGAACATGACATGTGATGGGAACGCACGTATGGCGTCGGTCTACTCTGGATTTATGGTGCCTTCGAACACCACGTCAACGTCACCAGTCGGTGATCCCACCAATATCCCAGTGCTCCTCCCATTTGACACAATTCTCAATTCGCCAGGCATGAAACGTGTTCCCAACAACGTCGCCGCCTCAATCAGTTGGGTGCCCAATGAAGCGCGAGAACTCGACATGAATTCCTCTGTCTCCAATCCAACACCAGCAGCATGGCCAGTAACAAATTATCCAACTATCATCTTGTCTGGCTGTCCCGCATCTTGCACCATAGACGTGGATTGTTGTGCCTGGTTCGAAGCTGAGGAAAATACGAACAACGCATCTTATGGAGCTGCGAAACCCCAAAAACGCATAGACACTGAAGCTATGTTCGCTCTCCTCCCCACACGTGCTCATCCATCATTGAGAGGAACGCTTGTTCACAATTCACGTTTTCGAACTGCAACTACAACCTCCGTGGCTACTGTTCGAGCTGATCCAATCGTGGAACTGCGTGCCGAAATCGAGTCACTCAAACGTGGCCTTCGAGAGGCGTCTTTCGATGAGAAGCATTCTAGTGAATGTTACCATTGTCGTGTCACAACCCCTTCCCCCGGTCTCTGTGAATCGTGTTCTATTGCCCTACACCAAGTGCGTAATACAGTCGAAAACAATGGGGTAACTTCTGTAGAATCGACGCCCGAACACATTACTCGTAAGCTTGATGCCCTCAAATTTCAGCTGACGGGGAAGGTTCCACCAGTTGATGATCTCATTCGCCATGGTTTAGGTCCCACCAACAAGGAAATGCATGCTTTGAACGGAAATGGCAGTACAGCGACAGGCATCGCCAACTTAACAACGACCAAAGCTGACAAGGAACCCGAACCGCCGCCGCCCCCGCCACTTGGTAGCACTCGAGTCGTGGAACAAACTCTAACCATCGACGCGGAGTCCCTGGTCTCTGACGCGGACGATGCAATCATGCGGACAACGCTCCCCATTCCGCCAGGAGTTCCAATGAATGCCAAACGTGGTTTGCCTGAGATTAAAACCCAAACCACGTATGCCCAGGTTGTTCAGAAACCTGATAAGGTCTGCCCTGTCCACAGGCGAGAGTTCTACACAGGAATAGGTTGTCTGTTGTGCATCAAGAAAGCAAAAGCCCTGGAGAATATGGAGAATGAAATAGACTCGGGTCCTCCCCAGACTCGAACCAAGCCCACCGGACAAGCTAGACCGAGTTCGGCTAGAACTGCCGAAATCAAGGAAATTATCGTGGAGAAGGTGCGCATGATCAATCGCAAAGGTCAAACAAAACATGTTAAGTCGAATTTCAAGCGTACAGTCGCCAAAGCTGTGGATGCTGCTAAAGAACAGGCCTATGTACCTAAGAAACAACAAGAACCAAAAGTTAGTTGTAAACCAGCCTCCGAACCACCAGCGTCCGCGCCACCATCAGCCATACCCGTGTCCACCGTAACCGATTTGTTAGAAAAGGAACTGGCTGAATGCGAAGCGCGCACAGCCTTGGTTGAGCAGCAGATCAAATTACGTCGTGCAGCAGACAAAGTCTCAAGCGCCGGTGTCCACACTATGGTTGAAACATGTCACACGGTAATTGACAACAATTTGACTAGGTCCATTGGGGTTGGATTTGTGGAAATGACGCTAGACACCAGACCATATAATAAATACACCAGAGATGAATTTGGAGTCACGACCGTTGGGCAGATGTCGTATGATTATAAACCGATGCTGGGACCATTACAGATAGATGGTTGTTATTCTATTGTTGTGCCATCAACGCTATGGACCGAATTGGAAATAGACGCTCTCGCTCTCATAGGAACAGTAGCCACTCGTGATGAAACGCCAGAGGAACTAAAGGCACGTAGCATCATTGAGAAGTCAGCATACAATGTACTAGTGGCCCGTTGCACCCGTAAGTTGAAACAGATTGGCAACGCCACACCTGAAATCATGCGAGACGCATTGACCTGGCTACCACGGTTAGCCTGGGCTTCCACATATCGTGTACTTCAAGTTACAAACCCATTCAACACCCTCCCTTTCGCCTACGCCTCCGTACCAAAAACTTCAACACTGTTTGATGGACCCGGTTACAAACGCATGGAATGTGATAACCCTGAATATTTGCCATCCATGGACCAGGTCGAACCTGATCACTGCACATGTCTACAAACTGTCAGACGAAACTTCAACTTGTTGTGTTACAGTGACCATAACAAAGTGTTGGGAAATCTGCGCAGCTTCGGTGTGAAACCTAATGTTGATCACTTCATGCAGACTGAACGCATAATACATGGATTGAAACCTGACCGGAAACGCAGACTGAATATGGCTCCCATACAACTCTACTTCCCACAGTATGGTCCAAAACAGCGTCCTATTGACCCTGATGTGTCCATGTACGGTGATTTTAAGAATCCGCTCCGCATGTTCCGAGATTCACCTAAGGACCAACAGATGCCTCCTGCTGACAAGCCAGCACAGCCCCACAAGCGCCAGGAAACTGCACGGTCAACCAAGAGTTCTTTCGCTTTCAACCCTAGTGTTGACAGCATTTATGGTAAGAACTGTACTGTTATAGCCCCCATACGTAAGCAAAGTACTTGGCGAGGGCTACTAGCAAAATGGTATGCTAAACGTAAGGTTATAAATGCTCCATTCAATCTTCAAGAACCTTTACTCAGTAGCACCTATGAACCACATGCCCGCGATCTCACTGAACAAGGAGTGGAACCAAATCCTGGCCCTGCTCTACCACCCTATACAGGATGGGCGACTTATCCATTTTCAGACTGGACTCCATCTAAACGGATGGCAGTTAAGAGAAAATCTGGTTACCACTATCCACATGAGGTGCGACCACGTAGAACCCCAGGGCGCCAACACGCATATGCCTTCAATCATCCTTATCGTCCAGTTTGTTATGATAATACCATGGAGAACGAAGAAGCCACGATGATGACTCGGGTTGTCGTTGAGACACCAGTAGCAAAACCAACAGTGCTAGCCGAATTTATAGCCTACTGTAAGAAAAATTTTCACGCTTATATGAACCACAAAGTTAAAAAAGTTAAGCCTGTAAGTTGGGAGGTGTACTTAGAACGTAGTAACGCCTCTGTCTCAGTAAAAAAAGTCCTCTCCGCAACTATGGCCGAGATGCTTGCTGATGGTTTCCACCCTGATGACGTTCTTACACCAGATAAGCTTAAAAAATGGACGACTCGCAGCTTGTTCCTCAAGAAAGAAAACTTATGTTATCGCTCACCACTAGGTGAGAAGGACAAGGCAGCTAGAGCAATATCATCCGTAGATCCCCACTTCATTTGTGCAACTGGCCCTTTCCACATGGCGCAACAAGATGCCTGGAAACGTATATGGTCGGAAGACAACTGGTTGTGTTTTGTCAGTGGCGTGGACTCTAAAGCCGCAGCTAACGTGATCAATATGCCTTGGATGCATGTGGAAGACGATGTCGGTATGTTCGACTCCTCCGTCCACGAACAGATGCTGTTATTGGAAGTCTGGGTAACGAAACAATTCGGTGCCCCCCGCACAGTTGTTGATTTGGGTCGTGCTAATGTCAAGACACACGGGACCACGTTTCACGGAGCCAAGTATTGGGCCTTTGGAGGTCGCAAATCCGGTGATCCTTTCACGTCCCTCTACAACTCATATCTCAACGCGATGATGCATGCATTCATAATCCACAAATCAACCGGTTGGTCTGTACAGACCATCAAGCGCCGTGTGCGTATGTTAGTCGCAGGTGACGACAACGTCATGGCCATCAACCACAGCGAGAAGATAGACTTTGTCTCTGCCATGCTAGATTTGGGCTTCAACAGTGAAGCACTATATAGAGACGATATCTTTTCCGTCGAATTTTGTTCTTGTCGCGTCTACGAGATAGGCGACAACTTATTCTTCGGACCAATGCCCGGCAAAGTTTTGTCGAAGCTTGGCTTCATCAACACCCCACCAGTCGATGTTAGTCGAGAGAGTCTCCTCAGAGGAGTGGCCCTAGGTCTTCAAACTCTCTGCAACTACATCCCACCCATCAAAACCTTTGTCGATAGAATATTACAGTTGACACAAGGAAACCAAGCCTACCACGGTCCTGAAGCTCAGTTCAAGGGAATGGCATGGCAGATGGACTTCGCCAGTTATGACCACACATATAATTCACAGGTCATGACTTCACTATTCGAGACGTATGGATGGACACCCAACCACCAAGCGTCCCTCGACACCTCTGTCTCAACACTCAACCTAGATGAAGTTATCGTTCATCCTGGATTTCTAATGTTGTGCGACAGAGACACATCGGCCCCAGCGGCCTAATCATGGTCAGAACCATGCCGCGAGCTAAAACGTGATTTTGCCAACACGCGGAGCTAGCACTCCAGAGCGCACCACCCTACACTAAAGACAAAAAATTTCTGGGCGATAACCCCGAAATGCTCTGATTTATAGATTTTACG